CGCCTTGAGTAAGGTCAAGACGCAAGAATTTGCCGTTACCTAGCGAACGGTGATAGACCGCCCAGCCGACAGTCGAGTCGGTAGCTTTGACAATCATGCACCCCGGCACCGCGCCGAGGCTGTGGGAGACTGTACGGGCAGAGCCCGTCCCCGTATACGTCACCACATCAAAGAACTTCGACTGCTTGGCCCAGGTCCAGGAGACATAGGTTTCGCTTGTGGTTCCGTTCCAAAAACCGGCGTTAGTGAGCGTAAAGCCAGAGCTTGTTGCAGATAAGACGTTGGTGCTAGTTTTACCCGTTGTGGTGTTGCTTGATAGATAGCCGCCGCTTGCGCCAAAAAGCGTACCGGCGGAGTCGGTTAGTATGTGGTTGTACGCCTGATTTCTGGACTTAATCCAAACCAACCCACCCTTGGTAGACAGATCAATCCCGTTCGTGATCGTCTGCGTGCTGCCATTGCCGGTGTAGAGATACGTCGAGAAGACGTCCTCGATGTAGTTTGTTTGAGCTAACGCCGCACTCTGAAGCGCCCGAATCAACATCACGCATTCCCAACACGAGCGCCATACACCTGGGTAGCAACCTTCCACAACACGATGACGGTGTATCCAGTTGTGTTCAGCGTTGGAGCATTTCCGTTGTCAGTCTTCCACACCACTCCAGAACCACCCCAAGTGGCATCTGTCCAAGTGATTGTGCGAGCAGAGCCATCATCCACCATCAGCGTGATAGCTTCACCAGCGGCAAAGTTCGTTGCCTTGGGCGTGCGATTGGCACCCAATGTGATAAGTTGAACGCTGCCATTGCCGGGATCAACCTCAAAGGCCGCAGCATCGGTGATGGTAAAGATATCCTCAAGGATCGTGCCAATGATCGCGGGGTCAGTTAGCGTCTTGTTGGTCAGCGTCTGCGTGTCAGTCGTGCCAACAATCGCACCCGCAGGCGAAGCTTTGGACGTACCCCACGCCGTACCCGTTGAAACAGGGATGCCAGCGCCAGGATAAGGCGCAAGCGACGAAGCCGGCGTCTTCTTGGTTATCCCCCCCTGAACAAGAGGAACCTCCTCCGTGCCCGTCAGGGGCAGCGTTGCATTGTTCAGTTCGGATATCTTGACGTTGGCCATGCCGGTCCCCGTTACGCTTTCAGCGCCGCAACCTTGTCTTGGAACGCTTTGACCCGCGCATCAAGCTCGGCTTGCTTGGCCTGCACTTGCTTCTCGCTTTGCTCAAGCCGCGCCTCGCGGTCCACCATCGCAGCCTCCCGCGACTTCAGCACCGCATCACGCGCATTCATCGCCGCCTCGCGCTTGGCCGCTTCCGCCTCAAACCGCTCCTGCGAAGCCTTCACCGCTTCCGCACTTGACTTCGCAACCTGCGCCGCCGTCCGGGCCTCGGCTCGCAGTTTCTGAGAGTCAATCGCCGCTGCCGCACGCTCTTCCTTGGCCGCAGCAAGCTCAGCCGCCGCTGCCTCGCGGTCCTTCAGCGTGCTCTCAACCGCGCTCATCGCCCCTTGCCGCTTGGCAAGCTCATCCTTCAGCGCCGCCATTGCCGCAAGATCCTTGGGCAACTGCGTCGTGAAGTACGACACATAGTCCATGCCGGGTTGGTCGTTGGAGACGTTCATGGTCTACCTCAAGCGTAGTACGTCACATTGAGCCTGGCGCCAGCCGTCTGCTCAATGAATCGGATCTTGGTCAAATCGCCGTCGTATTGCAGCGTCACACCCGCAGCAAGCGGCATCCCCACCGTGGAAGTCGGGTCCACATCATCATCGCGCCAGCGCACCGCCTGCGTCTCAGGCGTGATCAGCGCAAGGGTAGGAGCACCAGAAAGACCATCCAGATTGCGGGCCGGAACCGTCAGGCTCGTTGCAGTCGCCAGCGAGGTGATCTGCTGATAGCCCAGACGACTGGTGATTGCTTTGAGAGGCAAAGACATGATTCAACCCTTCAAGTTATCGATTGCAGCGCAACGATTGTGCTTTGCGTGTCGCCAATCTCTACGTCCAACCTCTGGATCGCGTCAGCATCGCCCTTCGCAACCGCGTCTGAACGCTGCCCATTCAGGAACGAAAGCCTGGCCTGGGCCAACCGAAGCAGATCCATGAGCGTCATACCAAGACCACCATTTCTTGGGCAATCGTGGAAAGATGAGCCTGCAACAGCACCACATCATAAGTGTCGTTGCCGTCTATTGCAGCATACGCTGCCATTCGGTTGCCACTCGCAGCAACGCCCGCCTGAATCCAGTCCGTCGGCGTGAACGGCGACAACACCCGGTTCTCAACGTCAAACCGATACATCTGGTTCACCGCCGAAGCAACATAGATGTTCATGTAGAACATCCGCCCCTCGTTCTCGAAAGGCGAATAGCATCCACTGGTGCCGGTAGTCAGCGCGACCGCGCCGTCGTAAGTGATCGCGCCAGTCCAGGTGCCGGTGATCGAGCCGGCGATGTCCAGCACATCCAGCGTCGTCGCACCACCACGGAAGAAGTAGTTGAAGCTGTGTCGGGCGTTGCGGGCCGGGTCGGGTTCGATGCCGAAGCTCGGAGCCCACATCCCACCCAGCGCATTTGCAGCCGGCGCTGCACCGAAGTACGTCGTGCTCCACGCAGCAGAGGCGATGCTGTTCGTGCCGTTGTTGATCGTGGCATCGCCGTAGTTGTAGGTGTAGACCGTCGTCGTGGCGCTTGATCGCACCAACATCAGGTTAGGCAGTTCGATGACGTATCGAGCCGTTGCCGACGGCTGCGTCGTCCAGGCGGTCCCCAAGGTGTAGACCGGGCTGGGTCCGGCCGTGTGGCTGGCGATGATGCGGCGCTGCCCCACCGACGCGGGCGTGGTCGTGTCCTCAACGATCCGAATCTGGAAGTTCCTGTACTCGTTCGCGGCCACCACCGCATCACCCAGCGTGGCTTGCCCGGTCAGGGTCGAGGCGCCCGAAGCTGTGGCGGACAGCGCAAACCGCGACACAATGCCCGTGTCGTAGTTGTACGCACCTTTGATCATCCCGTCGCCGGGAGAGCAGTCGTAAGGCGTGAACTGCTCATCCAGCACCAGAATCGACGAATCGGTGGCGATGGTGGCCGGCAGGTTGGTCGTCGAAAGCCCGGTGGAAAGCGTGTTGCTCGCCACCTCAAGCGAGCGCCAGATGTTTGCGGCCAAGACTCCAGCGCCCAGCATAAACACCCGGCCGGCAATGATTTCGTACCGTGCGCCCGTGCTCGGCGTAAAGCCAAAGGACGACAGCACATTGATCGTCGGCGTCGTGCCGGCCGTGTTGCCGACAATGTACCGCTCGGCCGTCCTGCCGGCCACGGTGTCGATAATCCGCAATTTGAAGCCGTACTCGCCCGATCCGCCACGGTTGGCGAGCATGTTGAGGCCGACGGCAATGGGCAGCGCCGTGGTCAGCGTGACGCTGGTCGTCGTAGCACCCGCCGCGATAGTGCCCGTCAGGCCAAGGCTCGGGGCAAACGCCATCGCCGCCCCAGCAGCAAACGTGCCGGCCAGCGCGGGCGATTGCACGAAGTTCCACGCCTTCGTGACAATGTTGTAGCGGTTCAGCACCGTGTTGCTGACCAACTGGTACACAAACGGGTTGCGCGACAGGTCAGAGCGCAGATCCGACGCAAGGCAAGCCGCCGCCGCGTGCGCGTTGGGTGCAGGCGCAACCTGCGCCCACATCAACCGGTCAATGACCTTTTTGAAGGTGTTCGGCATACCCTAGCCTCAAGTGATGCGCGAGCGGACCGACGACTGCCACGCCGCGAGGTTCTGGCCGAGCACCAACAGCCGCCCTTGCAGCGTGTCAACCTGGCTCAGGTTGGTGACCGTCGTGACCCCGGCGACCGTCGTAACCGTGCCGACCGTCGTAACCGTGCCGCTTTCAACAACCACCGTGTTGCGATACCGGCCCAGCGACTTGTCATAGCCATACGGGGCATTGAGGTAGTTCAGCAGGCGCAGCAGCAAAAACTGCACATCGCTGTCAGAGACGGGCAGTCCGTTCGTTTCGTTGACATCGACAGGCTTGTTTTGCCCGTCCTCATACGCAACAACAACACTTTCCGGTACTGCCCCACTGACCCTCATAACGCCTCCTAAGCCAGAAACTTGAGCTTGTACAGCGTGCTCAGATACAGCGCCACGATCTCATCGATGATGTTCTGGAGCGGCGTGTCCGACTTGTCACAGCACTCGTAGCGCATCCCCTCAATGTCCTTGAGTTGATCCTCAAGGAACTCAATGACGTTGCCCGTCTTCTTGGCGCTCATCAGCGTGATCGGGCCAATCAGCCCGTGCCGGCCCTGATACGCCTCGGCAAACGAGTCGGCCAGATCCACAATCGCGTCGTAGAACTCATTGAGCGCCTTGTGCTTGGCAAAGGACCGGGTGTTCAGATGGACGCTGTGCGTCACATCCCTCGCCAAGAACAACATCCCGACAAAGTTCTCACACGACATTGCGTTGCGCTCCAATGGCCATGTCGCCAACACTCATCACATCGCGCAGCGTCTGAATCACAATTTCCTGCACCTGCTCAGGCTGCATGGCCTTCTGAACCGTAGCGATGCGCTTGGTTTCCGCATCATACTCCTTGATGCGCAACTCTTGGGCTTCCATCGACTGATTGACCTGCATCAGCATTTGATGCAACTGGTTCATCTCCTGACCCATCGCCTGAATCTGCTGGTTCGCAGCCTGCAAGGCCGGCGAGTCGTCCTCATCCTCCAGCAGCTTGGGATCAATGGTCCGCGCCAGTCGCGCAGCCATCTCCTGCGCACCAGGCCAATCCATGTTCTTGACGAACAGATCGCCCGCCACCGCCCACAGGTTCGGATTGCCCTGAAGAATCTGCGCCATCGCCTCCATCGACTCCTGGCGCTTGGTCATGTAGTTCGGACCCGTCGTGACCCGTACGTCATACTTGCCAACGCTCGGGTTGTAGATCTTCTGAACCACCACCCCACTCTGATCTTGGATCTTGCGCACCGGCATCGGCTGGTTCGGGTCAATCTGGACCATCTTGGTCTCCCCGTCCAGACCAATGATTCGCGCCACCCGCTGCGTGTCATAGATCTTGGGGATCAGGTCCACAATCTGTCGCGTCACATACCGCACCGCCCGCGCCAGGTTGTCCACGAAGTGATACGTCCCCGTATCACCCTGCCGCTCCCTCGCCAGAATCGCCTTGCCCGACCGCTCGTTGCTGGTCGCGCCAATGCTGGAGTCATACTGACCCGTCGTGGCCTTGATGTCGTCGGCCGCACCCATCTTGGCCGCAATCAGACCCTGCTGGGCCATCGGGGGCATCGCCCGCTGCGGTAACGGCAACGTCGATCCGTTCCCATCCGTCACATCCGGGTTGACCTCCAGATACGGCCAGTTGGTCGTGTTGGCGGTCTTCCACTGATGCTCATAGCCCTCAAACTGCCCGCCATACCCGATAAACGGCGCTTTGGGCGCAAGAGCCAGCATCTCGGCCTCTTGGCTCACCCAGTAGTTGTACATCCGCTGCGCATCCTTGGCATTGCGCACAAGGCCCGAGACGTACACCCGCCCGTCAATCTCAAACTCGTTGCCAATCACCCTCACGACCGGGATATGCTTGCCCGCCCAGTCGCTTTCCTCAAGGATCTCGTACCCATTGGTCTTGATCCACTTGACCTGCTTGCGGTTGGCCCTGCGGGTCCGCACCGGCTGCAAGCCCATCATCTCCAACTGCTTGGCCTCGGGCGAACCCTGAAACGCTGTCACCCCACCAGGGTACATATTCAGCGTCTGAAGCGACTCCTCGATGTAGAAATACTCGGCAATCCGGATCAGCGTCTCGTTGAACCACATGGCCAACGACTGATCACCCACCCCCTGCGCCTGAATCGTCGTGATCGGCGCAGCATCCGGAAAAAGCCGCCCGTACTCATCCCTGGAGATGTCCTCGGTGATGAAACACCACTTGGCATCCGCCCCACACGGGTCTTGAATCGTCGGGTCCATGTACACGCTGAACGAATTGCGCACCCGCCCAATCTTGATGTCCTGATCGAACGTGTTCTCGTCGCAATACTCGGTCAGAATGCGGATGTAGCCCTCGCCAAACGTGACCTGGTTGTCGCAGGCCGTGTCATACGCCACATCAGCATCGCTGATGTACTCGATATGCCGGACCATCCCCTCGAAAATCTCGGCCATCTCGGGATCGGCCTGCGAATCGACCGGAATGACCTTCCCGGCAGGCCGATTCTGGCGCTGATCGTTCGTAACCTGACGAACGTGCTGCGGCAGCTTGTTGATCGTCAGGCACGGCCGCGCATTGATGGTCTGACCTTGGATCGAGCCCCTCGTAGCCAGCACATCAGCCGGCCACTGGTACTGATTGTCCGGGCTTCCTGCCATGAAACGCAGGTCATCCAACTCATCTTCCCGGCTGTCGCTGTAAGCACTCAACGCCATCTGCAACCGATGGCGCATCGTCTCCAGAACGTCCTTTTTGCTCATTTTTTGCCCTTGGAAGGCGACTTCTGAGCCTCGCGCTTGACCGAGTAGGCGACGGCCACCGCCTGCTTCTGAGGCTTCCCAGCCGCCATTTCAGCCTTGACGTTCTTCCGGAAGGCCGCAGGAGAGGCCGATTTCACCAAAGGCATGGTCATTTCCCTTTCCTGGCCGTCTTGGCAGACTCTTTGAAGTCCTTGGCCGTCGGCGCACCCGCAGCACCAGGCTTTCGCATTTTCTCACCACTTCCAGCCTTGATGCGCTCGCGCTTGGCGTGGATGTTGGCGTACAGGCCGGGCTTTGTGGCCATCACGACCCCATCCAGGACGTTGAGACACCACCCCGTTGCGGCATGGTCAGGCGACGGACAGGGTCACGCGCCTGCCTCGTGGCCACCGGGTACGCAAACGTCACAGCCAACGCATCGGCCGCATCCGGACTGGCCAACCCTCGCGCCTTCATGTCCTTCTTGCTCTCAAGAAAGATCGTCCCACTCGAATCCGGCTTCACCCTCGGCCCCGTCAGATCCACTTTCAACTGCCGATCCTTCGGAACACTGGCCGAGCGCAGCCACTCCCGCATCGCCCCCCACATCTCCGCTCGCTTGTTGCCCCACATCGCAGGAGAGCGCGACTTCCAGCCAAAGTTCACCCCTCGCACCTTATACCGCTGCTCCACCAATCTGTCCAGCACCCCATAGCCCAACCCACCCTCATCAATCACCGTCAACGCCGGCCGGAACTCCTCAATCGCATCAATCACATGACCCACCGTGGTCATCGTGTCATCCCCCCTGAACCGCCTCACCTCCACCAAATCCCGGCCCTTCCTCACCACAATCACCGTACTGTCCATCCCTCCCCGCGCCGGGTCCACCCCCAACACCACCCCAGCCTCCTCATCCTTGTACTGCACCCTGGCCATCGCCGCATCCACCAGACTCGGCGCGATGAACTGATCATCCCCAGCACTCGGAAACTCCCCATACACCTCCACCCGCGCCTGAAAACTGTCCTCCCCATACTCGGCAATGATCTGCTCATACACCGCCTTGTCCGTCCCCTCTACCTGCCGCGCATCTATGTTGAACGTGCGCCAGAAATCCCGCTTCCCATGAAAGCACTCAAAGAAATACCCCGAATTCCTCCTCGGGTTGCTAAACGCACACCAGAACCTGTGCGGCGTGTTCTCCGTAAAGAACCCCTGCGCCACATCCCAGATCGCATCCGGAATCCCCGACGCCTCATCAAACACCAACATCACACCATCATCATTGTGCAAACCCGCATACGCATCCGGGTTCTCCTCTGACCACAACCTCCCCTCCGCACCCCAATACCGCGTCCCCTTCTTCAGATCCTCCTCCACCAGATCCGTCAGCCACTTCGCAGGCATCACCCTCGTCGCACTCACCTCAAACCAATGGCTGTTGATCAACATGGCCAGCCACTTCGTGATCTCCGACCACGTTATCGACCGCAACTGCGCCTCCGAGTTGGCGCTCACAATCACACTCGCGCCAATCCTCGTACTCAACATCCACAACACCAACCAACTCACCAACGCCGACTTGCCAATCCCCCTGCCTGAGGCCACAGACATCCGAAACACCTCAAAAGCCTCCCGCGTCCGGTTCGCCTTGATGTGCTCAGCCATCTGCCTCAACACCTTCCTCTGCCACACCCTCGGCCCCTTGTGACGCGCCAAAGGCTTGCCCTCCTCACCCCACGGAAACGCAAACATCACAAACGCCTCCGGGTCATCCCTCAACAACGGCGCCCAAAGCCTGGCCATCAATTCCTGCTCTTCCGCAGGCGTGTACTTCATCTGTTGCATTTGTCACCTCCTGTGTCACATTGTAATGGAGGGCGCGGGAAATAAAAAAAATTTCGGGCGGGTCCACCGTTCAAGCACACCCGATCGCTCGGCCCTACCCGGGGGGCGTCGGCGTCGAGCGGCTGGGCGCGTGCGTGCGCGTGCGCGCGTGCGCCTGGGCGCGCGGGCCTGGGCGCGCGCGTGCGTGCGTGCGCGTGCGCCTGGTCGCGTGCGCCTGGATGACGGGGCGCATGCTGCGTGCGAAAGTGCTTGACACGGTGCGCGAACGTGTTACTATTCATCATGCCCGAACGGATTGGCCGACCGGGCGAACATGGAAAATGGCATGAGACCCAAAAACGACACTCAGGTTCGCAAGTACACCTTCGGCCCCCTGCAATTCAGCGTGCGCGGTCTCGGCGTGTTCGTCGGCGGCGACGCGCTAATCGCCCGAATTGGCGCATTGTCGCCGGACGAGTTGCGGCAGGCCAACCGCGAGGCGTGGCGCCAACGCAATAGCGCGACGCGGGTCGCCAACCGCCAATCGAACGTCTCGGTCTACGGTTGGAACGACGCTCGTGATCAGCTTATCGAAGTGGCCACGGTTGTGTGCCGCGAAACCTGGAAACGCCTTCCCCGCTAACCCACCCGCCGCCCTTCGGGGCGGCTATCATGTGTCCATGCCCAAACGGATTGGCCGATCGGGCGAGACAGGAGACAACCATGCAACGCATCACCCTTGCCCACCTTGAAGCCGTGATCGGCCGCATCAACCGCGCCACCAACTCGCCCGCTGAGCCTTACGCCAAGCAGCCCGACGGCTCGCACAAGGCGCAGCCCGGTTGCTATCACCTGAGCATCGCATATGGTGGCTACAGCTTGCACCAAATGAGCAACGAAGGCGGCGGCGTGCGTGACGTGTTCGGCTGCGGGCACATTCCCGCCCGCGACCTTGCCAACCGTATGCACGCTTTCCTCGCTGGATTCGACGCCCGCTAACCCACCCGCCGCCCTTCGGGGCGGCAATGGAGACCTGACTATGAGCTACACCATCACTGCCGGCGACAACAGCACCGACCTGGGCGTTGTCGGCCGCTCGCCCACTAAATTCGGGGCAAAGCTCATCGGCCGTCGCGCCGTCCGCGAGAGCCTACCCAATGGCTGTGGCGGTTACCGCGTTTGGGATGACGACGGCAGGCAGGTCGCCGGCGAATCGCGCACCATCCGCACCGACTACCGCTGGACTACCGGAGCCTAACCATGCTTGAGAAAGTATTTCTGCCGCTTGTAGTTGTCGCCGGGTTCGTCGTCGCGTGGCTCGACCTTTTCGTCTGGCGGCCCCTTTGATCCCCCTCTGGCCATTTCCCCCATTCCCCCGAGCCCCCTCCCCTGCCCCTAAGCCCCCCGAGGGGCAAAAGGGGGCAAAGGTAGCGAGGGGCAATCGCCCCCCAAAGCCCCCTCGCACGCATGAGGAGGCGCCATTCTGATCTACCTGCTAGGCGCCCTCATCGTCGCGGCCATCATCTGGATGGCCGATCTCTAACCCAAAGGGGCCCAAGCGGCCCCTTTTTAGCCCCTACAGCGCGTCGCCATCGTCCGGTTGGTACTCGCCCCCATCCGGGGCTTCTAGAGCCCTCTGGACGCGCTCCACGGCCTCCCCCTCGATCACCCTGGCCTGCGCAGCCTCGAGCGCCCCGACGATGCTCACGCGGGTGTCGTTCTGAATGCGGATTTCCTGGGGGGCTGGGCTCCATCGCATTTGCGTCTTTGTGTACCAGACCATCGCCCCTACGTCGCCAGCCATCGCACGCGAGTACAGGGTCCGCCCGACCCCCTCGGCCGCCTTTGCCCGCCCTCGCACCAATTCCTGCCCCAGGTTAGCCCGCAGCGTATCAACATGGATCCCGTCTCGGATCAGGCTGGCGATCATATGCTCCGGCACGCCGCACCCTGCGAGCTCTTCAACCCTCTGCCTCTCGGCATCAGTCGGCACAAACCTCGGCCGACCAGGCCCACGACGAACCTCGGCGATTTTTTGTGTTGGTTTATCGCCCTCAAACACAATTTCGCTCATCGTGTCCGTTCGTGTTGCACTCCCATCCATGTTAGTCCTCACTCACTAAAACGTTGCAAACAAACAACGGAATTGCCGCTGGTAACGGTAACAGAACGGAACTACCTAAGGTAGTAGTTCCGTTACGTTACCGGTTTCACGCCCTTGCCCCGGTAACAAAATTACCGAAAATTCCGTTCCGTTACCCTGTTACCGGCCGCTCTTTTGCAGCACCATCGATGCTACCTGAGCACCATCGACCACGATCCAACCGTGATCCATAGCCTCAATCATACGAGAATCGAGCAGTGCCGCGATAGGTTTCCCTGCTGCTGCGGGCTTGCAATAGATGCGCGCACTGGCCTCGCTGAGCCCCATCTTGGCCGTCAGGTAGTCCAGCATGGCCGAGCGACTGACGTAGGGGGCGCCGTCGCGCAGTTCCGCCCCGCTATCCCACCAGGCCCGCTCGAACATCCTGCGGTGCTGGTCGAGCTTGTTACCGGCCTTGCTGGGGGCGGTAACAGGGGCGGTAACAGCGGTAATTACCGCGCTAGTTACCGGTTCCCCGTCCTCATCCACCCATCCAGGGATGGCCACCTGTTGCAGGCTGGCGTAGATGGGCTGCGCTAGCTCCGCGTCTTTGCTCTTGCGTTGCACGATCTGGATGGGCTGGCCATCTTTGGCAGGGACGACGCTGATCTCGATATCGAGCGCCCCTCGCCACGCACTCGACCCCCTGGCGCGGTGCTGGGCCTCCTCGGACACGCCGGTATGGTGGACGAGCAGGACCGAGCACTCAAACTCACGCATCAGGCCGGCGCAGGCATCGAGCATGGTCTTGGCGTCCTGGGCGCTGTTCTCGTCGCCGGCCAGGAACCGATGCAGGGTGTCCACGATGATGAGGCGCGGCTTTCGGGGCAGTTTGCGTATCTGCTGCAAGGCTTTTGCGTAGCCCTCGGGGGTGTTCAGGTCCACCCCGGCGCGGCTTAGCCACATGGCCAGAGATTTCTGTTTATGATGATACTTCCAGCCTGCGATGCGCCCTCGCAGGCCGTGATGACCCTCGCCGGCCAGATAAACAACGTCGGCGGGGCGCACCTTTTTGCCCATCCACTCGCCCATGCCGGCCGCCAGGCGCAGGCACATATCCAAGACGACGAAAGTTTTGCCGCCGCCGGATGGCCCATGCACCATCATCAGGGCCGAGTCCTGTAGCCACCCCTTGATGAGCCATGAGATGGGGGCGGGGGCCTCAGAGAAAGTATCGGCCGGGATGAGCCAGTCGGGATCGGGGGCGAGCAGAGTCTCTGCCGCCTCATCGCCTAGTGCTGCCGATGCTGCGAGATCGGACGCGGGCTCATACCGTGCCACGGACGCGGCGATACGGGCGACCTCGCTTGAGGGCAACGGGATATCGCACCGGGTCTCGTTGGCCACGCGAAGCGCGGCCAGGATCTCGGACTCACCCATGCCGTGCCGGCGCATGGCCCCCGCAAGCGCAGTCAGGCCCGCGTTGCGATTGCCACGCAGCAACTCGCCGGTCGTCGTCGGGGATCGACGCTCACGGGCAAGGTAGGCCGCTAACCATGCCGATGGCACGGGTGGCGGCGCCACGCCTTCCAGGGGATCACTGGACGCCTCCCAGACGTACTCGCGCCCACCGACGACGCTGGGCGAGGCCACGAAATAGCGGCCGTCGCTGAGCAGGTCCACTCCGTCGGCCAGCTTGCAGGAGCGCAACTCGGGCGTGTACAGATACAGATGATGCTCGCCCCCGCCTGCGGTCAGGGCAATGGGACCATCAGGGCCGGCACCATGCTCCGAGAGCCAGCGTGCCCATGATGTATCGCCACCGTTGCGCGGATCGATGTCCGCCACCACCAGCCCGCTGGCCCGACCGGCTGCGATCCCGACGTTGGCCTGCGGCTGCTGCGCCCACCATTGCCGGATCGTGCCCGGATCGGTCGTTGCATCGTTGACCCCGTGCGCGGTGGCAGGCACCTTGCCCCCAGGCACCAGCGGCAGGACCGGCCAGCCCCATGACGCATACGTCAGGGCTGCATCAAGCAGCGACATCTGTGCCACGATCTTCGCCCCTGTCCGCACGCAGCGCCCCGCCGGTCCGTACCTCGATCTCGTACTGGCGAGACATCGGCGGGCGCTCGCCCCATAGATACACCCCCTGCGGCCAGATACCTAGCGCATCCGCCAATGCCTTGCGGCTCCCGTAGTGCTTGACCGCCTCGTCCGTCGTCATGTTGACCCCCTGAAAAAAGTGCTTGACAAGGTATCACGACGCCGGCACACTAGCAACCACTGCAACCGGAACCCCGACCGACAGGAACCAACATGGCCAACTTCAAATACTTCTGTGACATCAGCGGCGAAGCCGTGGAACTCAAGGCGCTGCACCAGATGAGCAACGCCAAATTCGCAGCCCTTTGGCCCGATGTCAAAGGCATCCGCGCTGATGGGTACACCAAGTGGGTCGCTCACACCGCGACCGGAGAAAACAAGATTCTTCCAGTCACTCGCATGATTAAAATGAAGCGGTTCCCCAGTCGCCATGTCTGCAACGCCAAGTGCCTGAACGGCAAGGTCAATGGCGCGTGTGAGTGCGCCTGCGGTGGCGTAAACCACGGACTCGGAATGTTCACGAGCCTGCTGAAAGCAGCCTGATGATCGTAGCCCGGGAGACCCCCGGGCAGTCAATTACCTCGCAGCCAGATCCCCTGACCAGCGAGCAGCACAGGAGCAAATGATGTACGAAAGCTTCCCCTACGAATTCATCGAGCCGCGCCACGGACATCATGTGTGCGCCGTCATCCAGATCGACTGGTACGACGCCGGCTACCCGACGACTTGGTACGAGGAGGGCTATGGCCCCGAAGTGTCATGGACCGTCTGCAATCATCGTGGGCATCCGGCCCCCTACATCGAACGGCGCATGACCCAGGCCGACATCGATGCGATCGCTGACAAGGCGCTCGACATCATGGCCCAAGACGCTTGCGAGGAATACTGATGATGACTCTCACCCCCGCCCACATCGCAGAGGCTCACGCCCTGCTGATGGAAGTGTATCGGACCAGCACCGAGCGCCTCACCCGCGAGCAGGTTATGGACCTGCGGACCCGCGCCATGTCCAGCGCGATCAGGCTCAAGGTCCATTGCCTCGACAAATTGCCCCCCGTAACCCTCAAGGAAGACTGACATGGCTATCCAACTCAAGAGCACCAAAGACCTCGCCGCCGAGGGCGTGAAACTGCTGGTCTACGGCGCCGCCGGTGCCGGCAAGACCTCGCTCATCCCCACCCTGCCGGCGCCCGTCGTGCTGTCGGCCGAGGGTGGCCTGCTGTCCATCGCCGGGGCCGAGGTGCCCTACATCGAGATCTCCAGCATGGAGACGCTGCGGGAAGCCTGGAAGTGGCTCGCCGAGAGCGCCGAGGCCCGCGCTTTTGAGTCGGTTGCGCTGGACAGCATCTCGGAGATCGCCGAGGTGGTCTTGAACGCCGAAAAGAAGGCGACCAAAGACCCCAGGCAGGCTTACGGCGCGATGCAAGAGCAGATGACGGACATTATCCGCGCCTTTCGCGACCTGCCCGGTCGCAACGTCCTGATGACGGCCAAGTTGGAAAAGCAGCAGGATGAGATGGGGCGCGTGCTCTACAGCCCCTCCATGCCCGGCAACAAGACCGGCCAGGCGTTGCCCTACTTTTTCGACGAGGTGCTGGCGCTCAGGGTTGAAAAGGACGCCGAGGGTGCCGTCCAGCGCATCCTGATGTGCGACAGCGACGGCCTGTGGTTGGCCAAGGATCGCTCGGGCCTGCTGGATATGTGGGAGCAGGCCGACTTGGGCGCGATCATCCGCAAGATCAGGGGGGAGTGATGGAATACCTGATTCACCGCTGGCTCGAAGCCAAAGACACCGAGCGGCGAGCCGTCGAGGCCCGCCGGCAGGCCGAGGATGCGATGGTCGCCGCATTCGGGATCGACCCGACCGTCGAAGGCACCATCAACCGCGAGACCGATGGCTACAAACTGAAGATTGAGCCCCGCCTAGACCGCAAGGTCAATGCCGGCAAGCTCATCGATCTCGCCGCCGAGCAGGACTTGAACGCTCACCTTGAGACGCTGTTTCGTTGGTCCCCTGATCTCAACATGACGGCCTGGGAAGCCGCCGATCCCCTGATCCGACAGGCACTTTCGGGCGCCATCACCGTGCGGGCCGGTCGCCCGAGCTTCAAAATCACCCCCAAGGAGTGACTCATGGACTTCCAAGCAATCAGCCTCGACGAACTGCCGGTCAACGACAAGCCGGCAGGCAACTACGATCCGGTCCCGGCCGGCGCGTACTCGGCCAGCATCACCAGTGCCGAGGCGCGTCCGACCAAGGACGGCAGCGGCCAGTACATCAAGGTGCGTTACGACATCACCGGCCCGTCGCACGTTGGGCGCGTGATCTTCAGCAACATCAACATCCGCAACAACAGCGCGGAAGCGGAGCGGATCGGCCGCGCACAGCTGGGCGACCTGATGCGGGCGTGCGGGCTCAAGACCCTGACCTCGCCCGAGCAGTTGATCGGTGGCCAGGTCGAGATCCAGGTCGCCATCCGACCGGCGCGTGGCGAGTACCCGGCGAGCAACGAGGTGAAGGGAATCAGGGGCAGCGGCACGCCATCGTTCGCCGCCGACACCCCTGCTGCGCCGGCCAAGGCTAAGGCCGCGCCTCCGTGGGCAGCAAAGAAGTGATGTGACAAAAAAACCCCGGCATTGCGCCGGGGAAAGTCACAGGAGCACCCACCACAGGAGAGAGACATGGAACTACAGGGACAGCATACGTTAGCCGCCGCCATCGATCAAGCCCACCAGGCGCGGCCGCAGGACTGGCGCGACCATCTCGGCGCGTCCGTGCTGGGGCACCCGTGCGAGCGGTGGCTATGGCTGAGCTTCAGGTGGGCAATCAAGGAAGAGTTCCCCGGCCGCATCCTGCGCGTATTCCGGCGCGGCCAGAACGAGGAGGCCGTCGTCGTCAGCGACTTGCGAGCCGCTGGACTGGATGTTCGCTTCACAGGCGACAACCAGCGCCGCGTGGATCTCGGGCCGCACATGGGCGGGTCAATGGATGGCATCGTCGAGTCAGGCGTGCCCGAGGCACCCAAAGGCCGCCATGTCTTGGAAATCAAGACGCACAGTCGCAAGTCCTTTGATGACTTGGTGCGCGATGGCGTGGAGAAGAGCAAGCCGCAGCACTTTGTTCAGATGCAGTGCTATATGCACGCGACCAAAATCGAGCGTGCGCTCTACATCGCGGTGTGCAAGGACGACGACAGGCTGCACATCGAGCGGGTCAGGTATGACAAGGCAGCGGCCGAGAAGGCCATTGCCCGTGGCCGTCGCATCGTCAGCGCCGACCGCATCCCGATGCGTATCCACCATGATCCGTCCTGGTGGCAATGCAGCTACTGCGCGGCGCACGCCATGTGCCACAAGGAGGAACCGACCCGCGAAACCAATTGCCGCACTTGCGCTCACAGCACGGCGAAGGACGACGGCACCTGGCGCTGCGAGCGGCACGATGCTGATGCCATCCCGCCAGAGTGGCAGCGGCAGGGATGCGAGAGCCATGCGCTGCACCCGGATCTAGTGCCTTGGGAGATGGCAGACCCGGTCGACAAGTGGACGCCGGTCTTCATGATCGACGGGGCCAAAGTGGCCAATGGCGAGGGCGATGCCCATGTGTTTACTTCCCGCGAGATCCTGGCCAACCCGGCGCAGTGCGCTCAGAACGACACGACCTTGCAGCAACTGCGTGGGCCTGAGTTTGGCGGGAGGGTGGTGGGATGAGAACCCCAGAGCAGATCATTGAGCTAGCCCGCAAATGCCAGGCTCTCGACCACACGGAACCGCATTGGCTACGCATGACGGCGCAGGATCTGGAGCGGTTTTACGCTGCTGCTCACTTTGAAGGCGAGATGACGGAAAGGCGGAAGGAGCTAGAACGTGACCGTCCTGCGTGACTACCAGCAGCGAGCCATCACGCAACTCTACGATTGGTTCGCAGCCGACAATGCGGGCAATCCTTGCTTGGTGCTGCCGACTGGCTCAGGCAAGAGCCACATCATTGCCGCGCTGTGCAAGGATGCGCTACAGCAATGGCCCGAGACTCGGGTGCTGATGCTCAGCCATCAGAAGGAATTGATTGAGCAAGACGCGCAGAAAATGAGACTCCATTGGCCGAACGCGCCAATGGGTATCTATTCTGCCAGCATCGGTCGCAAAGACTTAGGTGAGCCTATCACTTTCGCCGGCATCCAATCCTTGCGCGGAAAGGCAAATCTCATCGGTCACATCGACCTTGCCATCATCGACGAAAGCCATCTCGTCGGCCACCACGACACCGGCACCTACCGCACGCTGCTTAAGGAATTGGAGCAGATCAACCCTGCGCTGCGGGTGGTGGGCCTGACGGCCACGCCATACCGCCTTGGCCACGGGATGATCACCGATCCGCCGGCCATCTTCAGCGACCTGATCGAGCCGGTCAGTATCGAGGAACTGGTCTACAAAGGTCACCTGTCGGTGCTGCGCAGCAAAGTGACTCGGGAATCGTTTGACCTGTCCAAGGTCCGCAAGCGCGGCGGCGAGTACATCGAGGCGGACTTGCAAGCCGCCGTCGATACCGATGATCAGAACCAGAAGGTGGTGCAGGAGATCATCGCCCTGGCAGGCGAGCGCAAGGCATGGCTTGTGTTTTGCACAGGCGTGCAGCACGCACAGCACGTTGCCGATGCCATGCAGGCGCACGGCATCCCCGCAGCCTGCGTGACTGGCGACACGCCGAAAGCCAAACGCGAGGAGATCCTGGCCGACTTCAAGGCGGGAAAATTGCGTGCTCTGACCAACGCCAACGTGCTGACGACCGGGTTTGACCATCCGGACATTGATTTGATCGCCATGCTGCGGCCGACCATGTCGCCCGGCCTGTACGTCCAGATGGCAGGCAGGGGGATGCGCGTAGCCCCTGGCAAGGCCGACTGCCTGGTGCTCGACTTTGCCGGCGTGGTAGCCCGCCACGGACCGATCACGGCGGTGCAGCCCCCGAGCCGACAGGGCAAGGGCGAAGGTGATCCGCCGGTCAAAATATGCCCTGAGTGCCATGAGCTTGTGGCCATCTCGGCCAAGGCGTGTTCCGCCTGCGGGTTTGTGTTTCCGCTGCCGCCGCCCAAAAAGCTGGAACTCCGATCCGACGACATCATGGGACTAGAAGGCTCCGAGATCGAGGTGTCGGCATGGCGATGGAGGCCGCACACCAGCAGGGCCAGCGGCAAGCTCATGTTGTCCTGCACCTACTACGCAGGCATGACCGACCCGCCCATCACCGAGTACCTGCCGGTGCTGCATGAGGGCTATGCGGGCCAGCGGGCGATGGAGCAACTCGGCAGGAT